CCAGACAATGCTCTACCAATGTCACCCGATTGTTTGTATTCTTGGTATCCTGTGTATCCTGAATATGCTAAGTTGGCAGCCATACCTAATGGAGTCTTAGTAGCAATACTTCTTCCAATATCAAATATACCTTTTCCTATCTTGCCAGCACCCGTAGTACCAAGTTTAGCTCCCATTCTTTGGAAGATACTCTTTGTTGCAGCAGGAGCTATTTTACTGCCTAATGCAGTAGCAGCTTTAGCACCACCAGGAAGTAATCTCTTTAGTGCTGTAAGACCTAAACCACCAGCTATGATTGCTGGGAGTGATTCTAACAAACCACTTAAAAGACCTCCACCTTGATTTTGTTGTTGCATTTGGTCTTCAACATCTTCATTAGATCTTAAAAGACCAGCATCTTCGTAAAGTGAATAGTTAGCAGGAGTTACTGGTAATGGTGCTCCAGGAGCAGGTCCTGCTAAGCCACCTTTAAATATATTTTGTACGTTACTAAAGTATTTTGTCTGTTCTTTTGCTTTAACTTCTTTTTGAGCTGGTATTAGTTTCTGTATATTTTGTCTTGCTTTTGTTTCTGGAGTCTTTTCTAGTTTCTTAGATAGTTTATCAAGAGCTTGTCTTAATGCTTTTGAGTCTTGTTTGTTTGCATCTTTAAGTTTTTGTATTGTTGATTCTAATTCTTTGAATAGATCGTTTTGTTCTTCTGTAGCATCTAAAAGTAATTGTTCACGTTTTTCTGTTTGTTTAATAAATTCTTCAAATACTTTTTTATTCATAGAAGCTGACCCTACATTAGGATCAGCTCTAAATTGTGTTTCAAATGTTGAGGTCATAGCCTGAAGTCTAGCTGCCTTTTGTTGATTGGCAGCTTCCTTCATAGTTTCTACTTCCTGTAAGGTATATGTCTTACGAGGACCGCTTGCTAGACCTTTTAATGGATTAGCCATTATTCAGCGTATCTAGCGTTAGGTGTTGGCTCATCTTCTTCTTCTGGTTCCGCTTTAGCAGCAGGAGCAGGAGCAGGAGCTGATCTACGTGGCGGCACAGGCATCATTGGCTGTGCCGCATCAGCCTTTTTTCCTGATGAATATGCATTAGCACCAAAGAAAGCTGCAACCAAAGCTGCGATTGATACGAAGTAAGTTGGAGCAATGTTACCAATAATTGTAGCTGCATCATCTACATCTACCCATGATGCAAAAAGAATTGTGACTGGATATAGCAACATTCCAAATAAAGCAAACCATGTCATCTTACGCATTGCATCTCGTTGAGCATCTTGATCTTCAAGCTCTTTACGTTTGAATTCCAAATACATAGCAAGTTCTTGGCTACTTACATAACCGTCGCCATTAGTATCTGCCTCTTGTAAATGTTGGTAAGCGTTATCACTTACACCCCTTTTGATATCTGCCATTTTTACATTCCTTGTTTCTGTTGTTGTAATTTAGTGTTTTGCTCTTTTAAATGATTAATCAACAACATAATGTAAATTTCCCTTTCCCACGGTATCATGTTTTCAAGCTCTCCTAAACTATATTTGTGAAACTGCATCAGATTAAAGTTAGTCTGATAATAGTTTAAGAGACCTTCATGAGAAAGGACTAGACGAAAAAACTCTGCAGTCCCTCCAGGACTGCTTTATTCTCCGTCTCACACTTCACACATTTAAAATCTAGTTCGTGTCTTAAGATTGGTAACGTCTCAAAGAACACATTAATCTTTTCTAAGTGTTGTGGACTCAATTCTTCCACAAACTCAACCATCTCTTCTGTTGAGTAATCTTTAGCATCATACATCTCGTCACCCTTCCATATTGTTTTTATGGATTTAGCAACAAGTTTTAAGATGTTATCTGCTGTAAGATCTTCTCTTAAGTTTGCAAGCTCCAGGATATCTGGATCTTTCATTGTAATTAATAAGTTATTACCAAGATCAACCTCTGGCCTATGATCTAATGGTTTTTGAACCTTCACAGTTGTGATATCAACCTTTGCATCTTGTTTGTGTTCACAATTATTACAAGTCAGTACTATATCTATGTTTTCACCAACTGATTTTGCTCTAATCTGTAAGAATAGATATTCAATATCATAACTCGGTGAAGTCTTACTTGACACCTTATGATACGTACACTCTTCTACTAATTCATTGACAGCATTGACTTGTTGTTCTAAGTCACCATTCAATGCAATCAATAACTTCTTCTGTTCTTTAACTAAGAAAGGTCTGTATTCAACCTTCTCATTTGTACTAGGTAGCTCTGTTGTATAAACTGGCACCTCAAGTTTTGGTAAAGACATACTATAAAACTCCTATCATCTATCTAAATAAAAAATAATTATCAGCTCCAGTGCCTGTGTATCTTACTGTTCCAGCACCTAAAAGTTGTTGAGCCTGTTGTTGCGGTGTTGTTTGGAAAGGCTCATTGCTATTATTAAAGAAATTAAAGTAATCAAATATTGATTTAGTCTTTTCAGGACCTTGATCTGGACCAATCTCATTTGATCTCCAGCGTCTATAACTAAACGTGACGTTAAGTTTGTGGACTGAATTAGCTAAATTGTTGTCTAAAATAAGTGGGTTTACTGATACAGGGAATAATTCATAGCAAGTAACGCTATATGTTACACGATCAGACTCATCTAACTGGTTAATCACCATGGTTGTGACATAGTTATCTCTGTATTTGGTTGTGTGCCATGCTTGGTTACTTGGAGTTCTATTAACAACTCCGTCTACCCATTGATCAAAATATGTTTTGACCTTCATTTCTCGATCAACAATAAAGTTGATACCCATGTTATCGCCACCGTAATCAACTCCAACTGGGAAGAATTCTGGAGGACCAAAGAGTTGTTGGCGACTTGTTAGTATTCTTGTTTGTGGTAGGAATGCGTTATCAGCAAACATACCTACCTCTCGACCAAAGTTGTTATTAAGTAAACAAATAGGATTGTCAATAATAACTTCAAATCTGTTAGGCTTTGATAGTCCCTTTGATCTCACACTGGCTAAGAAGTTGGTGACGGTATTTTGAGCTCGTCCTGGAGTCGTACGATCAGCTCTAACGTCTACTTCTGGTATTTGTAAATTATCTATAGCCATTAAACCATCCTTCTTGAGTCTCTAAAGACTTGTTCTTTAGAAGCTCCCTTAAATTCTTCTATTGGTAATGTTGCCGCAGCAAGCCATTGGTCGTTAGGTATAGTATAAAATTGAGATCTAACATGATCTGTTAGATATCTCTTCACACAAGCAGAAACTCCTGGATACTTAGCACTATTGTTTAAGATAGTCCAGCTAACTTGAGCTCTACTTTTAGGATCCGATATATCTCTTACTAACTCCAATAATGCACCCATCAACTTAAACCTAAGTCCATAAGGTAAGTAGTGCAAATTTAGTCCATAAAATCCACCTTCAGCTTTGTTAAAAGGTAGGACTAATGGAAATGTATCATAATATGGTAGTGTATCTTTTGTCTTTGGATCATAATTGAAAAGATAGAGACCACCAATTTTCAACGTATTGCCATCCGTAGCTAAGGACCTCTTAACTTGGTTCTTTGTGACCCGCATGTTTTGTACTTGCTTTTGATACCAAGCAAGACTTCTTTTAACAGACTCTGGATCAACTCTTAATTGTTGAAAAGGATTAGCCATTTTTATTATTTATCGATTCCAAGCTCTTTTTCTGTTAATATTTCAAAATGCCAGCCCTTTGTCTTGCAATATTCTCGTGCTGTTTTCCATTTAGCCTGATTAACTCCCCACGTAAAGACTTCATTGATATAATGTTGAGTTCTACGCTTAGGCTTTTCAGGTGGCGCTACAAACTTAGATGGTTTAATTTCTATGAGATACTTTGTAGTTTTACCATCTTGTTGTTTAACCTTCATGTAAAAATCTACGAAATATCTGTGGATCTTATTGTCTACAGGAGATCTATAAGGAATAATAATCTCTTCTGAGCCCCATTCTAAAACAGAACTATTGTGATCGCAGTATTTCATAAACTTTAATTCCCAAGTGCTTCTGTAGATGACTTGAGTAGGATCACCAATATATTTGGAAGGATTAATAACTTTATACCTTCCTTTGTAAGTTTTGTCTGAATACATGATAAATATTATAAACTATCTAGGAATTAGTATTTATGGCAATTTCTCCAAATGGTCAAGTAGGCCCAGATTTCAGACCAGTAGGGTTTGATCAAAGCGATCTTAAACCACAAACCTTTGGCCCTCAAGGTGGACAAGCAGGGTCAATGAACTACTCTGTCAACCAACTTAAATATCCTCTTTACACGGGCATGGATAAAGACTTACAACACTACATGGTGTTTTTTGTTAATATCCGTGGTAAAAGTAAGGCTACAGACTTTAGCCGTAAAACAGAAATTAAACCAATTGGTCAGAATAGATTCTCAGGTGAACAGTTGGTTCAAGGTGGAGCAGGAGTATTAGGTGGTTCAGCTGGTATTGCTCTTGGTGCTTCTTTAGGTAAGTCGGTTGGTGCTAACTTAGCTAAAACTAATATCCAAAAAGTAAGAAACATTGTACTTACTGGAGCTGCTGCAGCAACTGGTGGCGTTGTTGGTGCTCAAGGAACTCAATGGTTAAACGACAAACTAAAAGCATTCGTTCCAGATAAAACATTTAGAATTGATACAGCTATGATGTTAGCTATTAATGAAAAGCCATCTGTTAAGTATGGTGTCGATTATGATGCTAAAGATTTAGGTACATTCATTGGTTATCTTGCAGGCGGTGTTGGTGGTGTTGAAATGGTTCAAGGCCAACAAACAGCAGAACTTGCTCGTGCCATGGTTCTTAATCTATCAAACATTCCATCTGGTATTGCTAATGCCTTAGGTGGTAACTTAGCTATTTCAGAAGCTATTCAAGCTGGTACTGGTTTAGCTCCTAATCCATTCCGCGAGCAAATCTTTAGAAATGTCGATACAAGAACATTTGTTTTTGATTATAAATTCTTACCAAGAAGTAAAGCTGAAGCTGATAGTGTTAAGAACATTATCTATAAATTTAAATACCATATGCACCCTGAAGTATCTGATGGTGGTTTATTCTACATTTATCCTTCTACATTTGATATTGCTTACTATTTCAAAGGTAAAGAGAATACAAATCTTCACAAAATCTCAACTTGTGTATTAGAAAGAATGGCTGTTGATTATGGTGGTCAAGGATTCAATACATTTGAAGATGGCGTTCCTACAGAGATTAATATGAGACTTGAATTTAGAGAACTAGAAATCATGACTAAGAAACGTATTAGTGAGGGTTACTAATTATGTACTTTAAGAACTTTCCATTAATAAACTATACGCTTGACAGCGGTCTTACAAGTTTTACAATGACAGATATCTTTAGACGAGTTAAGGCTGATGCTAATAACATTCTAACTTCTACAGCTTATGATGAATATGATATAGAAGATGGCGATACACCTGAAATTGTTGCACATAGAATATATGGAGATTCAACATTACATTGGATTATCCTTATTACAAATGAAATTATTGATCCAAGATATGATTGGCCTTTATCATCTTATGCATTAGGTCAGTATGTAGCTGATAAATATGGGTCAGCTAATGTGTATTCTACAAAGCAATTTGAAGATTCTAATGGTGATGTTGTTCATTCAAGCTTTGCTGGAACGAAGTATCCAATATCAAATATCACCTATGAAGAAAGATTGAATGAAGCAAAGCGTAGAATTAAAATTTTAAAACCTGAATTTGTATCAGTTTACGTAGAGAGATTTACTGGATTATTAAATAATGGCTAATGAACAACTGAACTCAGGAGTGAGAGCAGCTGGTGATGTTAAGATAGATGAAGTAGTTCTAATTACATCAAGTGGCGAAGAACTCAACATAAAACTATATGTTGGTGAGCTCAATCTTTATGAAGACATGTTTAGAACAGGTCTTTATGGCAACCTCCTTGTAGTAGATAACTTCAATTTAACTCAAACATATGCCTTAACTGGTGATGAATTTATTCGTCTAAAATTCTCAACACCAAGTATGGCTGATTCTGAAATCTTTAAGACGTTTAAAGTTTATAGTATCACAGATCGTATGATGGTGAATGATGCTGCTAAACAAAGCTACATCATGCATTTTTGTAGTCCTGAGATTATGATTGATGCTTTGAGTCCTGTACATAAAACATTCTCTGGTACGGTAGACGATGTAGTTAAAAAGATATTTGAAAACTACGTAGCAACTTCAAGAACTGGAGGCAATCAGTTTTCAACTCTTAATATCTTAGGTAAAACAATTAATCAAGTAAAGTTTACATCTCCAGGATGGAGACCTTTAAAATGTTTAAACTGGTTAGCAAGTCGTGCCTTAGGTAATGGGTATCAAAGTCCTGGATATCTTTTCTTTGAATCTAACAAAGGATTCTACTTTGCTAACGTTGAACAGATTGTTGATAACGCTATCAAAACAAAGCAAGTATATCAAGAATACTACTACTTTGCTAACAATACATTTACACCAGGTTTCAATAGAGATTCAGATATTGATACACAATATAAGTTAGCAGAAGACTTCAAAGTTGTTGAATCATTTAACAGTCTTAAGAATGCACAGACTGGATACCTTGCAAACCGTTTGTTTACGCTCGATGTTGTAACAAAAGAATACAACATTTGGGATTACGATCACGTAAATAACTGGAATGCCTATAAACATATGGGTAGTGTGAAGGGTCAAGCTATTCCACCATATGCATCTGGTGAGATTGGTATGAATACTTTGAGAAGTCCAGCTGGATTCAACCAAGTAGCCTTACAACATTCACAACTTTATACAGGATTTAAAAATAACGTCCATGATAAAGCAAATGAGATATTACCAAGACGTCTAAGTAATCTTAATGAAATACAAAACATAAAGATTGAGATAACTGTTCCTGGACGAACAGATGCAGAAATAGGGTCAATGGTTAAGTTTAATTATCCTGATGCAAGTCCAAGAGATCCATCAGATTTAAACAAACAAAAACTAGATAAATTATATTCTGGTTACTATCTAGTGACAGCGATAAGACATAGAATTACTTTAACAAGACATATTATG